TTCAAGAATTTCGCGAGGATATACACGGCCATTACCATTCTTTTGTTCAGCTTCTTGTAGTTTACCTTTAAGTGTTACTAAAGATTTACCATCACCTAAACTTTTATTTTCTAGGATCTGGATGTTAGCTACTTGGAATGAGGTATGGTCTATTAATAATGATTTCATGTTATTTATTTTCTTCTTCTGCTGAAAGTGGATTAACTAGGTTATCACGTCCATCAAAATATTCACTTATTGTTTCACGAACAATTTCTTGCATTGACTTTTTCATTTTTTCAAATGAAGCGCCTATATCAACACCTGGTCTCATTGTTGGTTTTGGAGCTTCTAAACCATCAATATCGATACTAGCAAAGAACATTCCTTTATTGTATATTGCCTTAACTTTACCTTGACTTTCTTCGAACTTTACTATTTTAATTTCTTCACCGTCATATGTTTTAACAGTATCGCCTTTTTGAAATTCAATACCATCAGCGTTTGTTGCTTTAATGATGTAGTTCTTGCTGTCTCTTACTATTTTATATTTTTCAGGATCAGCAGGTAAATCTTGAAAACGCATTTTTTCGTCTACGTTTTCTTTAAGCTTTTTTTTTTCGTCTGCTTTAGGCATTTTAACCTTTTGCATAGCGTTTACTAAATCAACTAATTGAGCAGATTCTTTTTTAGCTTTTTTAGCAGGAGCTGCTTTTTCGCCTTTTACTTTCTTAGGATGAGCTTCTAAACCTGATAGTTTTAATGTAGTATAGTAGATAGGGTCTTTTGCAATATTTTTATAAGCAATTTCTTTAGCTTTATCTAATTCCATATCAGTATCACACTCTAATTCTGTTCTAATACCCAATCTTAATTCAGTTGGGTTAGCTTGTTGTACATTATAATTTTTTTCTTCTTTCTTTTTAGCTTCGTTTAATTCTTGAGCTGCATTTTTTCCATCAGCCATTTTTTGTGCTTCTTCTTTAGAATCAAATGTGTCAACTAATACACCACCTTCTCTTACTTCCCACTTATCTCCTGATTGTTTAACAACATATTTGTCATTTGGATTTCCTGAATGAAATTCAGCTATATCATATTGAGATTTTACTTCTTCTTCACCAGCTTTTTCAGTTTCAATACCTTGAAGTATAGCATCTAATTCTTCATCACCCGTTTCTTTTTCTTCTGATTCTTTATTTGTAGCTGTGTTTACAATGGTTTTAGCAATTTTTTTAGCCTCTTCAGAGCTAACATTATTTCCAAATTCTTTTGTAATTTCTTCAGAATGATTTTTTAAATAAGACATTGCTGCTTCAAATTCATCAAATGTTATGCTATCACCATCAACCATATAATTTAGTTGACTTTCAACATATTTGATTGTACCATCACCTTCGTATGCTTCATTTAATATACTCTTATTCTTAAGAATTCTAACCGCATCGTTAAATGATGTTACATTAGTAACAAATTGAGGCATTGACGTGCGTAAATTTCTCATGAAATTCGCTTGCGTCATTTTACCCTCTTTTAAGTCACGATATTGATTTGCTATACTTTTCATTTATATTATATTTTATCTTCCTTGACCTCTATATGTTTTAGGACGTGGAGAGTGTTTATTGTATGATTTTTTTGCTGATCCTACTTTGCGTTTACCGAATGATTGTTTATTACTGTTGCCTACTGATTTTGCCATTATTGATTTAAGCTTTTAATTTTATTATTAAGTTGATTTACCATTTCTGAGATAGAAGCAACATTCTTTTGAGTTGCTTTCCAATAATTGATACCACCATCTTCACTTAATTCTTGCTTCATACGTGATGTATATTCAACAATACGATCAATTTCAGCTAATTTACGCTTTACTTCACGGATTGCTTTATGTAATTGCTCAGATTTAGTTCTGTGCTTTACATCTTTTTTAAATTTACCGTATGTTACTTCATTGATCATTTCTTTTTCAATGATATTTAATAATATTTCGTTCATAGCTGATTTTTTAACTAATTTCATGCCTTGAGACTTAGCGGCCTCAATAGCGCCATTTGATTTTTGTCCTTTTTTAGAAAAAGCCATTGGGGTTAAATAACCACCAGCATCACCAGAAACAGACATTTCGTCTAATTCTTGTTGTACTAGTTGTTTAATATATTCTTGTAAATCCATTTTTTTATTTTCTGTTATTCCTGCTACTGTACGACCTTGATATTGTTGTTTTAGGTAGTTAACCATTTTAGCATTCATATTAAAATCAGGCTCTAATGCTTTATCATCTGGTTCTGCTTCTATTGTTTTAGTCATTGCTTCTATAAATCCATTCTCTACAGTATCATCTACAATAGCACTCATTTCATCATCTATATCTAATTTATCTAGCCAGGTATTAGTTTTTCTAGTATCTGGTTTTTTTAGCAATCCTTTAAAAATATCAATACCATGTTTAAATAATCCAACTCCAGGTATTGTAGCTTTTAAAGCTTCTATAGCAGCATCTAATGCTATATCTGTAGCTTTTCCTTTTATCCCCCCACCAATAGCACTTACTTTTTGTTTATTAGTAATAGCTTTAATGATTTTTTTTAAATCACCATATGTTTGAATATCAGCCATTATTTATATCCTAACTTAGTCAATACTTTTTCAACTTCCATACGAACAGTACTCTTAGAAATCTTACCTGGTTGGAATCCTAGTGTTTTAAACCAGTTTTCAAATGCCCCAGGAAATTCTTGGATATTGTTAATAGCTTTAGCTTTATTAGTTACAGTTGTTGCTGTTGCTTGTGTTTTACCTAATGCAGCTACATCACTTGGGATATTAGCTAATTCTTGTAATCTGTTCATTATTTAGCTGATTTAATTTCGTCAATTAATTGATGATATTGTAATAACGAAATGATATTTTCGTCTTTTACGCTTTGTGTTTTATCTAATGGCTGCAATAATGTAATTACTTCAGCTAATTTAATCTGAGTTGTTTTATCTGATACAGTCGGGATTAAAGATGTAATTTCTTCAGTAATGGTTTTAAAATTATTATTAACAAATTCTCTTAACTTAGTTGTGTTGCTGATGTTATTAATAAATTCTTTTAATACACCTTTTTGCTTGTCAGATAACGTAGAATATTTACTATTGAATTTTTCTAATAACATACGGTAAGCTAAGATACGAGTACCTTTATCCATGTTACCATATTCTTCCATTACACGATCCTTAACACTTTCTTTATTAATCTCTTTACGAGTAATATGTTCTAATAATGTAATTTTATTATCAATGATTTGCTGTGGCTCAGTAAACTCTAATGAATTGTGTGCTTCAATTAAATTGAATGCGGCAGCATATTGCTTGTAGTTACTAATTTTTGCTTTAAAGAATTCTTCTAAATCGTAATTTTCACGAATTTCTTTGATTAGATTATATTTTTCCTTACGTAAAGCCGTTTTGTTTAAACGTAAAGAAGCTTCTAACGTTGAATTAACAAACGTTTCAGCTTTAGCTTCACTAAGATTTTTTGGCGTAATTAGCGCTTGATATAACTTATATTCTTTTGCTAATTCAGACTTGCTAAAATATTTTTTAACTAGTTCAATAGCGGCAGAATCTTTATTAGATACAGTATCTGATGCTATTTGGCGTACCAATAGCTCGAACAATATTCCTGTATTTTTAAATTTACTGTGTTTTATTTTCATAATGAATAGTGTGCACTATCAATAAATATGTATTTATTGTATACCCTTGATATTTTTTTCATTTAATAATGACGGTTCCTGGTCGGGTCCCACTACCAGTTCTTTGCGAGCTATGTTCATTCCCTCGAATAATTGTTTATGTCTTTTTAATTCAAACATGGCTTTTGGTGTACCGCTACCTTCTTCAGGTTGATTTGCAGTATATAGTGTACCGTTTTCAGCACTGCCTAATGGATCTTTACCTAATGCTCTTTGTTGTGTACCAACAATAGATGCCTTTTCTTTAGGACGACCAACAGGACGTGTTTCATCGTATCCTGGAGGTACAGCTCCATCCGTATTCATTCCTGATCTACCTTTACCATATAATGAAGCTAAGTCGTGTGGTGTACCAAACGATTTACCAGTTTTAGCTGGGTCATTACCTTCATTTTCGATTTGAGCTAATCTAAATACGCGTTTCTTATCTTCAACTACTAAATCACGATATTCATCATATTGATCTTCACTGAATTGGAATATATTGTCGTAAATAAAGTCTGAAGGTAATAGGTTAGTATCTTGTATTGATTTAGCTAAGTCTACTTTTTCTTTCCACAATGCAATCTTTTCTTGTTCGTATATGATTGATGGAACTGTTAATGATAATTCAAAATTTGATAATGATTCACCATCATATCCTTGAACGTATAAATGCACTAATGCCATTTTATACAATTCAGATAATATAATACGTTGGATACGTTCAACTGTACGAGCGAAACGAATATCTTCAGCAGCTAATGTAGCTTTACCAGTTAAATCTTTTTCAAATCCAAAGAATGCTTTAGGCACCTTAAGCGCTGCTAACATCTCATCGCGTAGGAAATTAACGTCATCAATCGCGTTATATTCTAAACCTTTAATTGTATCAATCTTAGTTGCTGTATCATTACCACGAGTCGGAAGATAAAAATCTTCCATCATGTTTTGTAAATTATATCTTAAATTGTAATCACCTGTTTGTTGATCTACAAAAGGTGTTTTTTTCATCTTTTGCATTATCTTCTGCATGTATCCGTCTACTTCAGCAGGTGGTATATTACCAACATTCACAGTGAATACGCGTTTTTCCGGGGCACGTGTAATGCGGTGCAATAACATCGCGTCTTTCATCAGCACATACTGCTTGTAAGTTTTACGAGCAGGCTCAATAAACGAGCGCCCATAAGGCAAGTAGTTAGCGTCAGTTAATAGCCTAAAATGCGCTATTTCATAGTTTTCAAATTTGATTTTACCATCTCTATCTTTAACGCGTGTACTTAAACCACCCGCTGCGATTACCATCGGATCGATTCTGAAACATACATAAGATGGGTTGGAAGGATCCATACCTTCTTCACGAACCATATCATAAACTGATAATGGTGTTACATTATATATACCAAATTTCTCAGCTACTTCCATATGTAAATAGAAATCACCATACTTACACATATTTCTAACCCACATCCATAGGTTAAACTCGATGTTTAATACATCATAGAATAAATTATATAATATGCGTTGTACATTTTCGTCAGCGCTTCTAATTTGTAATACTTCTTTTGCTTCATTTTTTAATGTAGCTTCATCAGCTAAAATATCCAATGCTGATGCTATAATTGATTCTGTATCCATTGCTTCATAGTCAGTATATAACTGAATACGAAGTGTTTGGTAGTTCATAGTTGGATTGTAAGGCATGTTAGCCCCAAATCTATGTAACTTAGTAAATCTATCTATTAATGCGTTGGTCTTTATATTTCCAAAGGCTTGGATTTTGTCAACGTCAATTGTTTTTAGTTGATTACCACCAACATTTCTGATGATAACATCTGTACTAAACAAACGTGTTAACCTTCCAAATAAGCCTGGTCTATTATCTGCCATTATTGTGTTTTAATTATACCAATAAATATTTATTAACTTAGTACCCATGTCATATCTTCGAAATCACCGTGTCCATTATCTACCATAAATGGATTTTGTGTTCCTCCAGGTAATTCAGGGCCTGTATAGCCATATGTAGTTTTAGTTATACTTGAGATCATTGCTCTGTTTAAATCCATTCCTTGTTCATAGAATTTCATTGCAGTGTCTCTAGTGAATAACCCCATTCCTAATGCCATTACTAAGTCATCATTATATCCATTTTGGGATTGTGCTTTACCATTCATCCAAATGAATACACGTAACTCTTCTAATAAGCGTTTAGAATGAAATACAAATGCCTTTTCTCGAATATACGACTCCATTTTTGAGATAACAAGTGGTCTTGTTTTAGCTGATGTGGTGAATCCAGGAACGGTTTGTTCTTGTTCCATTTTGGTTAACCACTTATCCATACTCATATCTCCGTAGGCGCGAGGTGAATAGTACATTTTTTCATAACCTTTCTCTATTACTGTATTTACAACGTCCCAACCGATGTTTGCGTTTTCGACCACAAGGAGAGCGTTATTATACTCAGTAGCAACAGATACCAACATATTTCCGAAAGTACGTGTATCGACTTGCGATTTGTACTCAGCCACTTGCTCGCACGTTGTTGCATCGATAACGTGAAAAGCCGAATAGTCACTACCATCACCGCGAGCAACGTCAGCACAAACAATATACTGCTTGCTGTAATCAGGGTAAGCCCAAATCCAAAAATCACCACCCATAAAGCGACGTTCAATAGGATCTTGTATAAAAGTTTCTTCATAAAAAGATAATAATTCAGGTTCAACAACAGAATTTCCAGATCCTAAAAAGTCACAATCATACTCTTGAGCAAATTCACGAGGTGACATATTTGCACGCTCTGTTTGTTCCCATTTTTCGTCTCTATCAGGATGTAAATTCCATTTTAATTCAATTGCTTTAAAGTCACCCTTACCCATTTCAGATTCAGTATACATCTTATGGAACCAGTTACCAACACCATTTGGAGATGATAATGCTATAATTCCACCACCCGTTGCAATGGTTGGTTTAATACTCGTATAAATTCTATCAATACCTTCAATAAATGCAGCCTCATCTATAATAAGTAATGAAACCGCGTACGATCTACCTGCATCTGATGCAGCTGATGTAGCAACGATTTGAGAGTTATTAGCTAGTTTTAATGATAATTTATTATCTGATAGTGGTTTAATATTGCCCTTTAACCAAGATGGTAATGAAGTATACATAAACTGTACCTTCTCTACCATTCCTTTAGCTGTTTCTTGCTTTGTTGCAACACACAATACAGTTTTATCCTTTTGGAATAACATTGTCCATAACGCAAAACCAGCTGATAGTGTTGAGATGCCTAACTGTCTTGATTTATTTATAATGCTAAATCTATTAGCTCTAAAATCATTTAAAACCTCTTCCTGGAATGGGTAAAGATGAAATAGTACTCTGCCTTTTACAGGGTGAGTAATATAACAATATTTTCTAAAGAAGTGTACAGGGTCGGTAGCACATTTAATGTATTCCGCCTTGATTATTTCCTTAACATTTGCTTGACTCATGTATATAAATATATAAAAAAGGCCCGACCTTACGGGGTCGGGCTTAGAGCTATAATACTGAGACTATAGCGGGGCTGTTCCTAAGGTAGAACTTATTTTGCAATCATTAAGTAAGCTAATCCGCCAATCACTACATAGCTTCCTATGCGTTGAAGTTTAGATTTAGCTTTTAACTTATTGTATTTGAAATCCAATTGTTGATATTGGCCTTCCCATCCAGCAATTTCTTTATCTTTATTGTTTAATATTAATCTAAACTTATCTTCCTTACTAATATATTTACTAATAACACTATCTTTAACAGTTACTTTTGTTTCTAATGTTGTGATAGCGCTATCTTTTAATACAATAATTTGTTTAGCACCATCTAATTCTACTAAATCTTTAGCAGCAGACACTAATATTGGTTGTGCTATTGGTATAGGATTAGTAATTATATCTTTAGGATATCTTGTGTTATAAAAATATACTAATTGATTTTCTTGTAAATCATCAATTTTATTTTTTTCAACTTCAACTGTTTCTACAATCTTAATAACTTTAGTTTTTTGATGTGCTAACTTATCAGTTAAAGTTTCACTAACATAATTTAATGAATCAATAACAGCATCATCTTTTCTAATTTCAACAAACAATGAATCATTTACTTTATGTAAACTATCTACTTGAGCTAAAAATGCTTTATGCTCAACGTTGCTACTACATTTTTCGAATAATACACTGCAAATTGCTATAATTGCAATCACAACAATAATTTTTGGTAACCATTTTTTTAATAATAACATATTTTTATTTTTTTATTCCTGCGTAATATTGTGCTCTACCAACTGCCCATTCGTCTATTGGTTCTTCATCTTCAATTTCTTCTGGTTCGATTGGAGCTGGTGGTGTTACTTTTTTGCCTGTTGCTTTTTCTTGGCGTTGACTTAAATATGCTGATGAAGCATATAAATCTTCTAAGCGTTTTTCTAATGATACTTTTAAATCACGTAAACGTTGTAATTCAGTAGATGGTCTATCATTAATATCACCTGCTGCTGTTTTGCCTTTTCTTAATTTTAAGATATTAGATTTAGTAGCAGCTAAACGTCTTTCTAAATCAATAGATTTCATAAACGCTTCGTATTCATCATCACTTAATCTTGGAGCAGTAGATGAACCTGATTTTTCAATGTCACCAATTTCTGGTTCTTCATCTCCAGCGGCTGCTGCTGCAGCAAAACTAGCATCAATTTCATCATCAGTCATATCACCTCTAATAAAATCAAATTCGCTATCTACTGGTGTTTCACCTGCTGCTGTTGGTTCAGCTGCTGGACGATTTAAACGTGGAGCTGCTTGGGCGCCTGAAGCAACAATTGCTCCGCTTGCTACAAGTTCCATAAAATCAGCGTTGATTGGATTTTGTTTGTTGTATCCTAATTCACCAGCTACATCAATTTTTGACATTGGTTCTTCTGTAGCTTGCATAGCAGTGATAATTCTGTTTTTCTTGCCTGTAAAGCTAGAAGCATTAGTATCTGGTGCTAATTCATAACGTACAGATACGTTAGCTAATTCTTCAATTTCACCTTCTTTAATTTTTTTATTTCCAGCAGTTACACTAGCAATAGTTGTATCTGCTTTTAATTTATTAAGAGTTGCAGTATCTGCAGTGTCAATATCTAATACTTTGTCACCTTTATTTTTATCTTTGTAATCTATTGTAGTTGGCATTGTTGATTCAGATACTACATCTGCAATAGTTTTACGTATGATTTCTTTTAATTCTGATACTTTCATTTTGTTTTTATTGTGCATATAAATATTATAAATTTTGTAAAATTGTCGCAATACGTTCCTCAGTTGTACCTTTAATATATACTAGTTTCTTAGGTTTATATTCCTCTAACGATTCACGAATAACCCAATCGATTTTATTACGATATTCTTCATCAATAGTGCGAACACCATTATCTTCAATATCAACGCCTTCAGGAGATACATAAAATACTATATCATATTGTTCACGAAGATGCATAGCAGCCTCAACAAATGAACGTTTAGCAAACCAATCAATAGATTTAGCTGAGAATGTAAATGCACAAACATCCCATATTGTTCTGTCTGTTAATACATTTTCACGTAGTAATTCACTAGCGCGTTCTGCTAAAAATACAAATTGACCATTTAATGATGAATCAGTATTTAATGGAATACCTAAATCACGTAAATATTTACTACGTTCAGTAGCAATATGATAGTCTTTAAATTGTTCTAATTCAGCTAAAGCTTTAACTAATGTAGTTTTACCTACACTCATTGTTCCTGCTAATCCTATTCTCATTTGTTTCGTTCGTTTATTTTTTTCATTTGACGTTCAGCTTTCTTCTCCTGCTTATTATTTTTAGCATTCAATTTAATAGCTTTTTCAGCGCCCGCCTTATACTTAATATCAACACTAATAGGTCCATTTCTGAACTTATCAATATCGAATGTCCACGTTTCAATAGCGTATTCATCTTCATAAACACGAGTATATTTACGTGGCGCTTCTTCCTGTATTATTGCAGCGGGTCTACCTCTTCTTTCTTCCATATAGTGAAGATATGATTTTTATTCTGCTTAAACTCTAGTGCCTGATGCTTTACCAGCTGCTGTTTTATAGAATGGAACGCCATTAATATCTTTTTTTCTTTCTTCCCATTGGAGTTTAGAATATTTCATTCCAAATAACCAATACTCGGCAGCGCGTTTATTGCCTTGTGGGATATAAGCGGGACCATCCCAGTTATGCATTTTATTTAACCAATAGTATACTATTGATCCGTCTTCTGTTTTCAATCGTTTTGTTTCTGCCATTTTTATTTTATTAATTTTTCTGCAATGTAAATTCCGTGTGCACCTGATACTGTAATTCCTCTAGCTGATAATGCATCACCTGCAAAGTGCACATTAGGGAAATCGTTTAATGATAAATCTTCATATTTTACTAAAGGTTCAGGAGATAAATACTTTACCTCAGGAGCGTAAAAACCCCAATCATTACCAAATTCAAATACAGCATTCATATTGTCTATAAAGTTAACAATATAAGCAAAATATTCACCAAGCGCTAATGATATAGGAGCTAATGAATTTGTTTGTGTAGCTGATACTCTATTTCCTTCTGATGTTGTTGAAGGTGTTCTTGTGTAGTTAGGAGAATAATATAATCCTGTTCCGTGTGATTGTAATTTTTGTACTGCATCTCTACTCCAAGCAAATGGATCTTCAATGCCTTTAATTTCCATTAAGATACCAAAATTAGTCATATCATTTTTAAATTCATCACCCTTTTTAGCGTGACCATTATAACTAATATTACCATATGTTTCTTCAACAGCAACAAAGGCAGCATTGTTATTAGTACAGAATGAGCGAATAGATACATTATCGTGTTTTTGATATAACTTAAAGTCATAAGATACATCAATTAATTTCTGAAAGTATTTTTGTGGTGCTTCAAATCGAACACCAATTTGTACTGCTTTAGGTTCAGTAGGTAATTTATATTGGTCGGATATTGTTTGAGCAAAATCAATACCAGATTTACCTACAGCAAATATTAATTCATCATAGTACATATGAGCTGCTCTACATCCACATCCAGGATCTCCATAACGAACATCACTATTTTCAAAATGAATGTGTACTACTTCTTTTTCCCAAATAAAGTTAACACCCTTATCTTGTAAGAATGAATACCAATTTTTAGCAATTTCATGTAAGAAATTAGAACCAATATGCCATACAAGCGACATACGTAAATCAAAATATGGTTTGATAAATTCAGGTTCTTCTGTTGGATTAGAACATGATATAGCATCTGGTTGTGGGTGGAATCGAGTAAAGTTAGCTACTACTTCATTCATTAAATCCATAGCTTTTTCTTCACCACAATACTTAGCTAATTGACCACCTTGTACTGTTGATACTACTAATTTACCATCTGACCAACCACCAGCACCTAACATGCCAGTCATTACCTCTTCAGGTAAACGATCAATTGGGTTTTTACCCTTATCTATAATTGTGATTAGGCTACCATCGTAGCCATTATCTACTAATTTGGTTGCAGCATTAATACCTGCAACGCCTGCTCCAATAATTACAATTTTTTTCATATCTATAAATTTAAGTTATTATTTTGACATTTCCAAATGTAAGGTGGCCCACCTTTTAGGTGCGCCACAGCTGCATTAATATTTTTCGATGCGACAGGCTATGAATCTGTCTATAAATTAGATAAAGAAAGACTTAATATTAGCTAACTTAATCATTCTTTTTACTTCGTCCATTTGTTGATCTTCACTATTACCTGCTACTAAGCTATCGTAATCAGACATAGTTAATGTCTTTCCAGTTTCGCTTGCAGCAATTGCTTTTTCAGCTACGTTATGTAAATCCATATCGGTTTTAGCATCTTCGCGAGCGTATTCTAATAAACGAATAAACAATGGGATGTCTACTGTTACTTTATCTGAGGGATTAAATTGTGTCATATTAGTCTGTTGATATATTTAATATAAATCTTACTCTTATTTTTCCTATTTTAAATGATTTTGTATCTGTATTAACTTTTCCGGTTGTTAATGATGATTTAATCATTTCTGGGAAGTTTAGATCATTTAATCCATTTTCAATGGCTTGAGTAAGTAAGTTATCGTCTTGATTTAATTGTAAGCTTTTAATAATTTCTTCACCTAAAGCATTATTATATAGTAATTGACTACTTACAATTCTTACATCAAGATCATTTCCTGCTGTATTAGAAGCAAATGCATAAAACTTATTAGGATCATCAGCATAAAATGAACTTTGTAAAATAGTATTGATACTTACATCTTCAGATGATTTAACCTCTAAAGGTCTACCATCTATTCTAATATCAACACCTTTACCAGCTGCTCTTTCTGCTACACCTGCTTGTTTAGAATTAGCATAATTTACTAATACTTGTTCAATTTGCTTACCAACATTACTTTCTGGTTTGGTAATTAAACTTTTCCAGTCTTTAATTGTAGTAATAGGAAATTGAAATAGATTTCTAATTTCACCTAATTCAGAAGGATACTGTTTTTCAGTTTCGGTTGCTAAATCAGTAAATAATTGAATTTTAGAATCTTTTTTAGTTATCTTATCACCTTCTTCTACTGGTTTTTCGTTTTCTAAAACAATACCATTTTCATCAAGTATTTCTTTTAGTATACGTAATTTCTTTGGATCGTTTAAATCAACGATTCCATCGTGGCAACGGAATGACCACTCGTTTAATATTTCGTCTGTAACTATCATATTATGCTTCTGCTGGTATTTCTTCAGGAGTTTCTTCAGCTGGTGCTTCTGCTCCTGCTGCTGGTTCAGCTGGTATTTCACCTGCTGGCGCTGCTGTAGCGGCGCTAAATGCTTCTGCGCCTGCATCTGGTTTTTCAGCAGCTTCTTTTTCTTCTACACCATAATTTAATTCTAACATATTAGAAATAGATTGTTGTGCTCTTTCTAGTTCATTTAGATCTTGAACGTTATATTTTCTACCTGCTATTTTAACAGTAAATTTACCTCTACCGTTATATATAATTCCGAAATCTTGTTCGTTAATTAATTTAGCTGAGAATGTTGTTGGTTTTGGGGCAACTAGGCTAATATCAGTAACAAAACGACCAAAAGCAGGAGACATTAAATCCTCCATTACTTTTTTTAAACCAGGAAAGCGATATATTAAATACATTGCCTTCTCAGCTCGTTTTTGTTTTATTTCTTGTTCTTTAATAGCCTTTTTAACAGCTACACGAACGTATTTTTCTAATAATAATTTACTGCTCATTGTTGTTTAGTTCGTGAAAACCTTGAGCTGCTTGCTCAATATAGTTTTCTGCTTTAGCAATGTGGTCTTGAATCCAACCTGGAATATTGCGTTCTGTATTTCCTAATTTTTGTCTTAATTCAACAATTGCTTCTGCAATTGCTTCTAAACTAGATACAGCCATTGCTACTTCGTGATCATCACCTTCTTTAATATTAGCAGATACTGCTTTACGACGTTTAGCTAGATATTTATCTGTCTTATCTGCTTTACCATCATTATTGATGTCAGCATCTTCTTTACCTACTGGGTCAAGAGCTTCATTTAGTATATCGAGTAATTTGATCATTGTTATTTATATTAATCGCCTGTATATCTTCCAAATGCTGTATCGTATCCTCCACCTGGTCCATATCTGTCATTAAACGCAGCTTGTGCTTTTGCTTTTTCTTCTGGTGTTCTTGTGTCAGGTTGTGGTTTAGAAGGTTCCATTGGCTTTAATGTAGCCGGTACTCCATCAATAACAATCTTTTCAGGAGTTCCAACATAATCCATAATCTTTAAAGATTGACTACCATCAGCAGGAATTAATCTTCCTAATCCAGGTACTACCTTTCCTATTTTAACACCATCAACAGTTACTTCTTTACCTGCTTCAACAGCTGTTCTAGCTGCTTTTAATATAGCATTAACATCAGTACTTGAGAAAGCTGCTTCTTTTAATTCTTTACTTTTTTTTTTAGAATCGTCAGCTTTAGGCTCTTCTTTTTTAGGCTCTGCTTTTTTATCGTCTTTCTTAGCAGGAGCTTTTTTAGCGTCTTTTTTAGGAGCTTTAGGAGCTTTATCGATTAAACCAACCATTTCTTTGATCTTTTCAGTTTCAGATGAAACTTTACCTTCAACTTCAGAAATTTGTTTGTCTAACATTTCAGACAATTTAGCGTGAGCAGCTTTAATTTTTTCTAATTCAGTAACGAATTTTTGCATATGTGCATATTCAGCTACGAATTGTTGTTCACCGCCTTCAGCGATTTGTAATTGACCTAAAGATTCTTTCATATTCTTTAAGCCAGCTAATTCTTTCTTAAGGTGTACTAATTTTCCACCGCTTTTTGGTAAACCGCTTTTCTCCATTGCTTCAGCAATAGCTAATTTAACGATGTTACGTACTTCTGTAATGTTCATTTTTATTATGTTTATGTGTATAAATATGTTAAATTATTGTAAACTATTAATTTAGTTTGACAGTTACTGTACATTCGTATTTACCACCTGGTAATTGGTACATTTTAGAGCTTACTATTGAGGCACTTATTTCACCTTCGGGTTTGCCTATTTTAGTAGCTAATGCAACTCTTGCTTTAACAGCTGCTTGACTTCTTGCTGTATTTTCATTTGGGTGAGCGTAAGTAGCCGTTGCTGTGTTAGTAGTGTCTTGTTGTACAATATTTGCTTTATCTTTAATAGTATTTTGAGCTTGTGTTAGAGATGGTGTACCTAATAAACCTAATGCTAACGCGCCTGTAGCAATTGCTTTTTTAGCGCTAATTTCGTCTATGTGTTTTGCTACCATATCTCTTACTTCTTGTGCGTGTTTTGGATTTTCATTCAAATATTCACGCATAATATACGAACGATGCTCAGCCAATCCACGATTTGTTAAAGCACTTACTAATTCTGATGGTGAATTTAATGATATAGCAACGTTACCATCTGCATTACCTGTTAATACGTAATTACTATTACCTGGTTGTACATTGATAGATGCTATAATTTGTCCACTAGCTAATCTAATAATGTAAATTTTGCTACTACCTATAGCTATTACTCTACCTACATTGCCTCTATTTCCTAATTGATTATTGCGGCGAGCAGCACCTCTATCGCCATTTGGAGCGACACGAGAAGCATTAGTAACATTTAATCTTCTTAAAATAGATCTTGGTAAACGTAAAAATGCTGTTAATAATCCTGTTTCATCCATTACTTCTTGAACATTAATATCACCTGCGGCTGCTGGTGTTGCTGGTGCTTGTGGAGTGTTTGGTTGGCCTGCTGGTCTACCTCTTCTACCTGTTGCGGTAGCGGCTGCTGGAGCTGCATTACCTAACATTCTAGATGCTAGTGATGAAGCAATATTAGCTTTAACTATTTTACCTGTAGTATCAGATACACCATAACTTTCTCTTGGGTTTTGTGTATTGACAAGATATGGTTTATCTTCATATATTATAGGTTTATATCTACTATTACCATCCATTGGAATATCAGCTTGAATAATAGCTTTAACTACACCTCTAGGGTTGTACATTCTACTAACATTACTAAAGTTATTAATTAACTGTCGTTCACTACATGTTATTCCCCTTTGTCTTAAATAGCTAAATACTGATCTATATACTTCAGGATCATCACTGTATCCTCCAGATCCACCTTTTCTTCTCCAATTCCCATTATCACCATACCATGCTGTAAGTTGGAATGAGTCAAAACCACGTGAATCATTTTGAACTACAATTGGGTGATCAGTGCTCTGAGTAGTTAATACTACAGAAGGAACACCATTATATTCAATAACCCTATTTTCTAATGGAGTAGCTCTTAATATTGATATAAAAGCGTCTTTATCTATAGTTTCTGGAATAGGTCCTCTATCATTAATTAAGTAAAGAGCATTTTGTTGGAAACTTTCGTTTTCTACTTGTGCACCAAATACTGCTTGAACTTCTTCATCCTCAAATGATACTTGTTCAATTTTATCACCTGTTATTTTATATGACGCAAATGAATTAGAATCTATTATAATATTATCTTTTACAACAATAGCTGAATCATTGTCTGTTTTTGCTTTTTCTAAAACACTATCTAATACGCTTTTATCAATTACTTCGTCTTGTACTAATTTAATTAAATTTCGTACTGGTATTTTATCTAAGTCTGGGTAGTCAAGTAAATATTTTGATGTACGTTTATTTAATTTAACGCTTGGATAATCGTCTTCAGCTTGATATAAACTAACACTTATATCATCACCTAATTTTAATTTTACAATAGTAGAACCATCTTTAGTAACGTATAATCGATCTGCTGAAGGGACGTCCCATTTATTAGATTGAACTAAGAATTTTTTAACTTCAAATGGAATGGCGTCTGTAGGTAGGAATTTTAAATCAATTTTATCTCTCATATTTGATATGATTGACTTAACATCTTGATTTGAAAATTTATCTAGGTGTTTAGCTAATATTACACTATCTATAACACCAGCATTAGTTGCGATGGTATTAGCAATTTGTGGATATTTAGGTAAATATTTTCCTACAAATTCATCGTTAGTAATATCTTGAAATAAATCTCTACCTTTTCTAACAACTAAGTATTGTTCTTTTACAGCGAATGGGAAATTAACCCATTCTCTAATAGTTACTGCTTTATTTTTGTATGATTGATTTATTTTTTCACTAGACGATAATGGAATATATTTAAATACACTTCTTAATCCACTAACAGAAGGAAAATTTTGTTCAACAAAACCCCATCCTTCCCATCTATCCCACTCTGTTTGTCTACCACCAACATCATTATTTGTTCTGTCTGATGCTTTGTAAGTATTGTCATTACCAACAACAACAACGAAGAAACTCTTCTTATCGCTGTCAGGTAAATTAGTATCTTTTACTAGGTAAAATGTTGGGTTTTTTCTATTTGAATCGTATCTGTAATTACCAAATGATCCTCTAGTAATACACCATCTTTCACCAGCGCCGAAAGTTAAACAGTTATTTTCTTTAGAGCCATTATATATAATTAAACCATTTTCATTGTAAACAATATCAGGTGTAACATCAACTTCGTCTTCAGGTTCTTCAACACCTTTAGATGATGTAACTAATTTAATTAATTTTGATAAAGTATATTTACGTAAATCTTTATCTGTTACCTTAGGAGAATTTTTTAATGCATCGAAACGCTGGATGTAAGCTTTTAATTGAGCATCTGTAATTTCGATATTCAAATCGTCAGCTTCATCCCTAAATTGAGTCATTAACTTTTTTAATTCACCTTCAGAATATTCATTTAAAGGGAATAAGTTATGAACTACGTGTAATATAAATTTGTCTATTGGTCTCATTTACCATTTTTTACATGACCAATAATTCGCTTTCCAGCGTGGTCCTGGGTTATCACAATTATGTCTTGCTCGGTATGCTGCTCGTCTTTTAGGGTTTTTAGCTTTAATCACCATTCTTTTTCCTTTAGCTGATTTACCACCAAATCCAAAGTTAACTTTTACAACTTTACCCTTATTATTCTTAACAAATACCTTAAATTTCTTTATATCACCTTGCATTATCTTACCTAACTGCACTTTACGACCACGGTATTCTGCTTCGGTTAAGCAACCACATCCTTCAGATAATACTTGCTTATATTCTTTTAAAAATGTAACGAATGATCTTATATCGTCTTCATTTACGACATCATATTCGTCTATTTCTTCTTTTAATATATCTACTAATTTTATCATAGTCTATTTATTAAGTTTTACTTTTGCTTTTTTAGTATTAGGTACAAATTGTTTATTTGATGCTGCTTTTTTCTTTGATGTAGCAGCGCGTTCAGCTTTAGATAAACTATTTGCTTTAGCACGAGGTAAACAACGAGTTGTTTTATTACCTTTTTTCATTGTGCCACAAGGTCCAGTTATGTTGCCTGCTGTATCAATACGAACCCAATCTTCTTTTTTAAACCAATCACGTAATGATTCGTGCATATCTAAATCATCTTCTTCCATTAAACCTTTACATACTTTAACAGCACGACCAGAAAGATAAGCTGAAGGTTTTTCACCAGCAGCTCTACGGCGATTGTAATAAGCTTTACCTTTTTTACAAAGTTTTTTTTCAGCTAATATATCTTGTAATATTTCTGTTAATTTTATCATATACCACCAGTACGTCTATCAGTTAAATACTTAATTTCTGTACGTAATGCTGCTACTTCAGCTACTAAATCTAGTATTTGAGCACGCATTTCATCTTTTTCTAGGGATGATCTTTCTAATAGTGCTTCTAGTTTAGAAATACGATCTTTGCAATCATGGCGAATAAATTCATCATCACGTTCTTTGCGTTGTGCACGCTTTTCGTAATATCTAAAGGCTGATGTACCACTCAAAACTGTAATTGCTGTGATAAGTACCGACCAAATGTTTTCCATTAAAAAAATTTATAGTGAATTATACCTATAAATATTAAGAAGTAACGTGGTCCTTTAATTTTTCTATATATTCCTGTAAATCTTCGGTTAGTTTCTTATTGTCTAAACCATTGCCACCCCATTTTTCAATATCGCCGGCTTCTGTTACAAAACTTTCATTACTTTCAGATGCCATGTCTAATAATGCATCTTCTAAATCTTTAATATATGTTTTAACACCTCGATTAGTAATATTACGAACATATTCTTCGTATCCACCTGTGCGCTTTAATTCGGTTTCCATTGTAATAACACAATCAAAACACATTTTATGTATAGGCCACATTTTTTTATTTAATGTGGTTGTTTTCATACCTTTATTGCAATTAGGACATGATATAGGTAAGTTTATTGCTTTTTTAAGTGAATCAAAACGTGTTACTGTTTGTTTAATTCCGTTTTTTAAAGTCCATTTTTTACCATCTTCTTCCCAAACATCACCTTCTTTATGATCAACATAAGCTTTACTATATCCAACTTGTGTTGTGGTTTTCGCATTATAATCTTTTGTAATAATATTACGCATACGTTGAACGTCGCGTCCTTTAAACTCACGTTGTAGTTTTGATTCTTCCATTATAACCCTAATTTTTTAAGTTGAATTATTGTATCAGCAGCTGAAGTATGAAATATACCAACACCACCTGCAGTATTCCATTCATCGATGGTTTGTTGCATATCATCGATTAATATACGATTTGGGCCTGCAAATAATTTTTTATTAGCTCTATTATAAAAATATGCTTTTTTAAAACTGTTTTGTAAGTTCATTTTTAACCAAGCTTCCTTACCTATTTTAGATGAAGGATCTTGTGATGGTGCTGATAGAATATTTGGATTATATTTTTTAATATAACGCCATAATTCTTGTCCATCAGGCATCCAAGGTAGATTAGCCCACCATTGAGCACCTGCTTTACTAATAGGTTCCCAAAATTCGGCTTTACCGTTAAATGACTTAGCTGGTTTTGTATTTGTTAACTCAGCGTAACCTCTTTCAAAATCGACAAGGACTCCATCCATGTCACAATAAATAATATACATAACTATTGATAAATTTCTTCGTGTTGTTTGCCAAAATCTCTTAATAAGATTCCTGCTTTAGCGTTCGCCTCATTTTCAATCTCACTTCCTGTTTTACCACTTTCGTAGTTAATACGTCCGTCTTCGTCTTGTTTACGGTGTACTAGTTCATGTGCTAATGTTCTTAATATATCACCCATGTTTCTATTTCCACAGTAAACCCATATTTTATTACTATTCGGATCAAAATATCCAAAACTCCTCATTTCCTTCGCCTTATTTGTATCATATGATAGGGATAAGTTACGAGGAGGATTTTGAATCCCCAAGTTTTTAATTGCAAATTTAACAAATTCTCCTATTGTACCCGTTTCGCTCTCGTTTAGTTTTTTAACTTCTTTTAATGGAAACGGTTTAGGACCATCTAGATCCAATACACCCATTAATACCTTAGGTATTTTACCTAATGCTTTATAGAACATTAAACGTGTATTACCACCAACTAAATAGTATTTATCTTTATCATAGTTTAATACCATTGGTGGATTAATAGTTTTATCTGCTTTAATAGCATCTAATGTTGATTTATAATCTTTACCATATTCAGTAGCTAATTTAATAGCATCTTCTAATGAATTAACTTCATATGAATCACTATTTTCTAATTTAGACCAAATATCATCACTTAATACAACCATATTACCTGCTGTAAAAGCATATCTTACATCTGGAATAGGAATATTAAAATGTTCGGCTGTACGTTCAATTTCAGTTTCTTCGTTAGCAACATATTCTGTAAATGTATCATCTTGGTTTTGATATTGTCTTTCTTGTAAATCAACATCTACAGGTGTAGCATCGGTATTTGCTTTAACTCTTTTACTTAATGCTTGTAAGAAATCTACTATATCAATTCCATCTGGAAGATATTGTTTAATAGCATCTTCATTATTAGTTTGTAAAGCAACACGTAATTCAGTTGCGTTTGTACCTTCAATATTACCTGCATTAAATACTTCTGTGTTTGGAAGTTTTTGAGCACTAGTAAAACGTGAATCTTCATCTTTACCTGCAGCTAAAATAAATTTAGTATCAGGATTATCTTTTGCTACTCTATATGCTTCTTGAACTGGACTTCCAGCTGCAACTCTAACTTCAACAGAACCGTCTAAAACAGTTTTATATAAATCCCATATAGCAAGACTTTCATCTACAGTTACACCTTCACGTGTTTTAGGTGAAATTAATACAACTACTTGATCTGCTTTTTCTAATAATTTTTTAACCACAGCAAAGTGACCTTTGTGAGGTGGTTTAAAAGCACCAGGGAATAAAGCGATAGTTGGTTGATTTTCTGCTTCTAATAATGCTTCTGCTATGTATTTACCTAAATTCATTATTTATATTTTATACGTTAAACCATTTTCTATTATCTGTTGATTCTATAAAACTTTTTTCAACATTATCATCTTTAGAAATATAATTTTTAAATCCATCTTTATTTGTAAAAATAGAATATTCACCTAATTCTGTCTTCAGGTAATTTAACATTTCTTGATCATTATTAAATTCTAACACTTCTCCTTTCTTTCCTCTAATATTAGGTACCAATGCAGGTACTACTTTCCATTCCATTATTTTTCTAAAAGATTGTATAACTTCTGAGTTTAATAAGTTTAGTTCAGCTCCATTAGTAAAAGCATCTATTCCTTCTTGTCTAAATCTATTAAAAGCTTCTACTCCTATAGCATGTAAGTCGTTCTTTTTTTCTATTTTAGCATTAGGTTTTAGCTTCATTTCATACATAAATCCTTGTTTTGCATTTGGAGCATAAAATCCTGTATAGTTCATAGGGCAGAAAGAATCTATACAAGTTTTATCTTTACCAAAATAAATACCAACCCCATCTTGAGATCCAGTACGACCAGTATCTGTAGCTTTTTGAACCATGAATTCTTTACCCTTATTCTGTCTATATAAAGGATCTAAATCAGCTTGATTAATGTTTATTATAGAGCCATGATACCAAACACCACTAGTATTTGCATCAATTTCTTTTAATATATCTAATAATTTAATCACTTAAGAAAACTATTTATTTTAGATTTAGCATCATCCATAGATGTAAATTCTGGTGTTCTTTTAACTAGTGTTTGTATTGCAGTGTTTAAGTCTAATATTTCTTTATCACGCTTTGCTTTTTCGTCTGGTGTATAAACCTTACCGCTACCTTTTACTGTTTTAAAGAATCTCTCTCTAGCAACAGCAGGATCATATTCTGCTTTACCTTCAGGATCATTATTAATTAAAGCAAATTTATCACCGAATGCTTGTTTGTAATTATCAATATTAGCATTTACACCAGCCCATGTTTTAACAACAATAGCAGGTGCTAATGCACGATCACGACCAGCATTACGTTCTAATGATGTGTAAGGTGAAACCCAAATCATGACCATCATTGTATCGTAGCCTAATTCTTCTAATTCTTGTTTTTTCTTTAATAGTGGTTTACTAGCAGCACCCGTACCATCTATAACAATATCTTTTTTAGCCCCAGATAATTCCGCGTATTTTTCTTTAGTTGCCTTTTGAGCTTGACCCATTAATTTACCTGCTTGAGATAATTGATCTTGATCGAAATCTGCGATTTTCATGCCTAAACCTGCTGCTTTCAATAATTCTTCATAGGTGTCATCGACATTAATTACAGTCAAATTTTTCGGTATTAACTGCGCAGATACAAACGTTTTACCAGAACCAGCGGGGCCCGCCATGAATATGGCTTTTGGTTTGGATTGTGCTTCTTTAAGTAAATCTAATAATTTGATCATACGTGAATATAAATAGGTGACCTGGACGAGCCAAGCCACCTATAAATATTGTTGTTTGTACTTATTATGCTATCTTAACGCTAATAGGTAACGTTTCGGTTACTGGCTTAAAGTTAGGATTTTCTAATGTGTATATTTCGTATATGTTTTTAAACATTGTAAAGTTCTTTTCAATGTCATTTACGACTTTTAATTCCCAACCTTTACCTTGAATTTTATCGCCTTTACCCTCGCTACGTGTATTTGCTTTAACCCACAAAATACCTGTATGAGTTACTTTCTCATCATGAGTTTCATTCCAAGCTGTAGCATAAGCGGCTAATTGTAAATCATATGACGTATGTAAACTGTTCGATGTCTTGAGATCTAGTAACCATATGTTATCAAATAATCTAACGACTAAATCGGCCGTACCAGCATATTTGTGTACATCTGAAAATAAATGGTATTCGGTTGCGATTAATTCTGGTTTATGTGTGTTCCAAAAATCAGCAAAACGTAAAATCATTTTCCATACATCTAAATTGTATTTAGCATTTCCAAATTCATCAATCCAAGTAATTTCTTTACCATTTAAAAAATCATCCACCGCTGTGTGTACTTGAGTACCTTCACCTGCAGCTTTAGCAGCAATAATATCGCTATTATGTCCTACATCTTTTAACCAAGAGTGGAAGAATTGATTTTTAGGGAAATAGTTTAAAACAGATGTTACTGAAGGGTAATAATTACCTTCACGTCTGTAGAATCTAGAATCTAGTACATTTACTTGTTTGTCCCCTTCAGCGTATTCAACAATACGTTTGATTTTGGGATCTTTTATTATGTTGACGTTTTTATCAATCATATTAGGTTTAATTTTTTTTCAAGCAAACTCTGAAAGTTCAGGGGTAGTGTTTGCTCAATTGTGTTTAAAAATTGTTCAAAACCAATTTCATTAGCGTCTTTACCTTCCATCTCTACCAAATATACTTCTTTACCATACGACATTAGAGTTTCAGCTTGTTTTAAAGCATCCTTTCTAGCGTCATTATCTAAAGCAATATAGATACGATTAACAGAAGATTCGACTAACTTTTTCATTAGTTTTTCATGTAATACTTTACCAAATAATGGTATAACATTACGTTTAATTGTTAAAGCATCAAACATACCTTCAACAAGTATGATTGGTGCATCCCAATTTATATATAGTTCAAAACCAATAGCTTCTTTAGCTGCAATTGGAGGGTTTTTATATTTTCGATCTGAATCTTTATAGGCTCTAGCTATAAAATAATTTAATTGGCCTAAATCACTATATGAAGGAATAATAACTCGTTCAGCATAAGGTCCTTCTTTGCAAAAACCAATACTATATTTTATAATATCGTCTGTGGTAATACCACGTTTAGATAAAAATTTTAAAGCATGTTTTGATTCAATTTGAGCTATTTTATCTGAGGTAGGAGTAGATAGTGAAATAAATTCTTTTGGTAATATTAATAATCCGTGTTCTGTTTGATCTTGTTTTTTATTAGGTACTACTAATATGTTTAATTCTGCTATTTTAGTAGATGGTGCCTTTATTTTCTTAAATAACGATAATAATGTTTTACCTTTAGCTCCACATACCCAACAATGCCAGAAATTTTCTTTCTTTTCCGTTGTGCGTAGACTAATCTCCATTTTATTTTTGTGGTGTGTACAGAAGGGACACTTAAAAGCATAGTTGCCTTTACTAGTAGATTGACCCTTGCCTAGTACCGATTCAGTTAAAAATAATAGAGCTGTATTATCCATAACCTCGAATATACGATCTTATTATGACAATATCAAATCTTTACTATAAAATTTTCCTAGTATATTATCGTTGATGTAATTTTTATCCTCTAATACGTTATATTGGAATAGATATTTCGCCTCGTAGTATGTTAGTTCCTTTTTAGTTCTACATAAACGTAAAACGTGACGTATCATATCCTCGGGCTTACATAACTTAATTTCAGTAGCTGAACCATAGTAGGTCTTCCAGTCACTTTCTTTCACAACAGATTTTTTAGTTGGTCTTCGTCCCTTAGTAACAGGAATTTCGGCTAGTTCCTTCTTACCTAATTTCTTAGTTGTATTATGGAAAAATGCTTTTCGTCCAATATACTGGCGGCCAGTGGGGATGTGTGTTGTGATATAGACATAACCAACAAAATCATCAATAACGAAATCAGGATTGTTTATTAAATCTTCTACCTTTATTTGTTCCATAACTATTATTTTATTTTAAACGTCGTATTTAACGACAAATGTCATATCCGTATCTGGTGATATAAGAATTGGTTTGCTAAATTTAGCAACAGCCAACAATTCATTATTATCATTATATAAACCTATTTGAGTAGTGTATGGAGTAAAATCAGAACTAGTAGCAAAGTTTCTTACCTCACCACCAATATAACTACCAGTTACAATTGTTGGGTTGTAAGATAAATTAAAATCACTTTCCTCAACTAAACAACGCACTTCATTTTCTTGAATGATGTGTTCGTTTTTAAATGATAACGTAAAATTTCCTAAGTATGCCATTTATTATAAATATTTTTATGAACAATTACAAAGTATTGTTTCTACAAAGTTCTGGATATTACTTGAATGTGATTTGTTTATATCTAAGCATACAGTTGATCCCATCTCAGCACCTGTATTACCTTGTTGTTGTCCGCTACAGTCTACCCAAGAAACAGCATTATTATCCATAATTGTACCTTCTCTACATAAACATGGTAATGTTGTTGGAGCTGCTGTAGTAGGTGCAGCTGTTGTAGGTGCCGCCGTTGTTGGAGCTGCTGTTGTTGGTGCCGCTGTTGTAGGTGCCGCCGTTGTTGGAGCTGCTGTTGTTGGTGCCGCTGTTGTAGGTGCGGCTGTAGTAGGAGATGCTGTAGTTGGAGCAGCAGTTGTAGGTTGTGCTGTTGGTGCTGCTGTTGTTGGTGCAGCTGTAGTTGGAGAGTTTGTTGGAGCAGCCGTTGTAGGTGCCGCCGTTGTTGGAGCTGCTGTTGTTGGTGCAGCTGTTGTGGGTGATGGAGTAGGAGAAGGATTTATTGAAATTACTTTAGTTGAACAACAACAGTCGTTATTTTCGTTTGTAAGTACTACTTGACTAATATCTGTGTTTACTCGGTATATTCTACCGGTTTTCATATTGGCTAGTGAAACATTTGCTTCAAGTAAGTTATCATCAGATATAGACGTTGTATAAACATTATATGGGCCTGTAGCTGTGGTACTTGAACCTATTGTTACTGTTATTATTTTTCTAGCCATTTATTATAAATATTTTACTTGTTATTATGAACATGAAGTATAATTAGTTATTAAACCACTAGAATTAGTAATTACAGCATATATTGTAGCATTACCTACAAAAGATAATGGTTTCCATAATCCTTCTGTATTTAATGGTACTAATGTGGGTGTTACTGATTCATAAATGTAAGTAAAACCAGACTGCATGAAATTTACATTACTATAATAAGGTCTAGTACTATTATAATTTATACAAGCAGCTCCTGAAGTACCTGCATCTCCTCCTATAGGGCCTAATAAAATAGAATAAAGTGTTGTTGGAGCGGCTGTTGTAGGCGCTGCCGTGGTAGGAGCTGCCGTAGTTGGAGCTACTGTAGTTGGTGCGGCCGTAGTAGGAGCAGCTGTTGTTGGAGCAGCAGTCGTTGGTGCTGCTGTTGTTGGAGCAGCAGTCGGAGCAACTGTTGGTGCAGCTGTTGGGGATGGGGTTGGGAATATGTAAGATTGAACAGCACAACAACAATCAGGATCTTCATTTTTAACATAAACAGAAGTTGCATTAGATGCACTTCCTGTAAAATAAACCAATAATCCACCTACTAATGTGTTTTGAGGCACACCACTTAACATTAAATTACTGTATTTTATTTCATCAAAATAGATGCTATAAGTACTAGTACTTAGTGTGTCAATGGGGGATATTGTTAAGTAAAAATTAGGCATTATTAAGCGTTATTTAGAACAACTAGTATTTCTGTTTTGTTCAATATAAATTCTTCTTCCGTTATTTCCACAAATCCTTCATCTGTAGTTTTAGTAACTATGTAGTTATATAAAGCTTGATTTTCTATTTTATCCATTCTTTTATGAATAGTTCCGTTAAATAACTCTAATGTTATAAAGTTATCAGCATCAAAGCTTCTATAAACATTTCCTGTTCCTGTTGTTAGTTTAAAATATGTCATATTATATTATTTTTTTATTTTTATGGTTGAATACAATTCATATTACAATCTTGAAGTGTTTCATATGGTCCAGACACATCCGCATAACATCCTGAATAATAATCACAAGAGTAAGTAGAGGCTGTTGGTGGTGGAGCAATTGGTGGTGGTGAATATCCACATCCTGAAACTAAACATGATCCTCCTTGGTAATTTGCTGGGTCTATATCAAAGCTATATGCTTGTGATATTACTGAATCTTGTATTGTATAGCAAGTGCTGTTTGCTGCATAAACTCCAGACAATCCATCATCTGTACTTCTAGCAATTACATTTGCACCTCCAAAACATGGAGTTACTTCATAGTAGAAATAAGATATACAAGATGGAGAATTAGGAGTATTTACAGTATATGTTCCGCAAGTACCATTTGTATAAATAGTACGAAGAGTAGATCCTAGACAGAATTGACTAACTATTGTATCTGCTGCAGGACAACATGTAGCACATGCTGATATATCTTCATTATATGTTCCACAACTTCCATCAGCTTTAACGTATCTGTATGTACAACTTCCACCAGTTCCTGGATCAATACATCCTTCACTAAATATAGTTCCCGCTGCTGGGCAACAGGTTGCACAATCTGAGTATGTTGTTCCTCTTGTACCACAAGATCCATTAGTTACTGTTCTGTTTCTAGAACATGTATTACCATAATCAACGCATGAATCGTTAGATATTAATGTGCCATCTGCAGGACAACATGTTGCACACTCTGATGTATCAACATTATATGATCCACAAGCTCCATTAGTATATGTGCGTCTATATGTACAACTTCCTCCAGTTCCTGGATTTATACATCCTTCACTTAATAATTGATCTGCTGCTGGGCAAGTTGGAGCTGGTGTTGTAGGTGCTGCTGTTGGAGCTGCTGTTGTTGGAGCAGCTGTTGTAGGAGCAGCTGTTGGAGATGGTGTTGGACACTCTATAGTTTCCATTGGATAACCAAGAGTAGAAATCATTTGTGAATAAACACCATCACTATACCATCTACTGTTACCATCGAATATTGTAAAAGGATAGGTGTTTGTAGAATAGAATCTATTTATGTCCATAAAGTTTGACTCGTAAGCGTAAAGTGTTCTGGTTTTTGCTATACTACAAGCAATAGTAGAAGAAGTTCTACCTACACTATTAACTAAGAAACTGTATGGTGGAGCAGCAGGTGTAGGTGCGGGAGTTGTTGGAGCAGCCGTTGTTGGTGCTGCTGTTGGAGCCGCTGTTGTTGGTGCAGCTGTTGTTGGAGCAGCCGTAGGAGCTGGTGTAGGACAAGCATTACACCCACCTGATATTCTTGTTACATAATCATGACTGGAATTGGCTTTATATACTTGCATATAATCAGTACTACCAATCCATTTAATATAATAAGTATTTTGTCCAAGACCTACCCAACCAGCACCTGTAAGTGTGGTTGAAGTACAGAAAGTACTACCATTTCCTGTTACACTTAAAGGAGTAGAACCATTATCACAAACATAAGCTGCTGATATTGTTGAATATTCTATATTACCTGCAAATGGAGCTGTTGGAGCAGGAGTTGGTTGTGCTGTTGGTGAAGGTGTTGTTGGAGCCGCCGTTGTAGGTGCTGCTGTAGGAGCCGCTGTTGTTGGTGCTGCTGTAGGAGCCGCTGTTGTTGGTGCTGGTGTTGGTCCACAATATGTACAATCACCACTTACGTTACAAGTAGTTCCACATTCATACTCAGTTAATAAGCCTGAATTAATTATTGGGAAGGTTCCACCTTTGATACAATGAGTTCTTGATCTAGTTACCGTTGTTAAATTTATTGTTTGTTCAGTTCCGTTACAATTTATTATAGTATAATTTCCTGTTGTATTACCTTCGTTGTAAATAGTCCAACATTCACAAGGTGGAGTTGTTGGAGCTGGTGTTGTTGGAGCCGCAGTAGTTGGAGCAGCTGTTGTAGGTGCTGCTGTTGGAGCTGCTGTTGTAGGTGCTGCAGTTGTTGGAGCAGCAGTTGTCGGTGCTGCCGTTGTTGGAGCAGCTGTTGGTGCTGCTGTTGGAGCAGGAGTTGTTGGATTACAGTTAGTAAAGGATCCACCTACATATAATATTTTATTATTTGGGTTTGGAGAACTAATTGAAGCTACAGTTACGTTAGTAACATTAGAATCTTTAGTTATTGGAGCAGGAAAATCAACATATGTTATACCTTCAGCAGATGCCGTTGCTGGGAATGAAGTTATTAGACTACCACCATTATATGCATTTAATGTCATATAAACTGGGTAGTAAAGTGAAGATGAAGAAGATCCACTTGCGCCACTTATATTGATACCATAAGGTTCACCTATAGAATAATCTGTAAAGCAAACTTCAGTTAAGTTAATTGATAATGTAACTGGTGTTGAATAGGTAAATATATATGGGTTTTCATATGAACTAAAAGCATAATAAAATCCTGGTGTTGCTTCAGAATAACTTGCCGTACTTGGAATACTATTGTAAGTATAGAATGAAGAAGTATCTGGAGTGCAGAATCCTGCTTTTAATGAGCTAGTTGTATATAATGAATTTGGATTTGGTTTTGATTCTAAAATAGGAGTCAAATCATCTTTTAAATCATTATATGATATATCATACCAATACCAATCACTAGTATGGTTTTGATTTGAAGTTTGAACAGGATAAGTAGCACTATTAACTAAAGAAGTTACTGTTGTAGCTACTGATGAAGCCATTGATAATATATCTGTTACGCTACCATTTACAGTTTTGTAAAAAGTTCTGTGATAAGAAGCAGAAGCATATGATTCTGTAGTAGCAGCATAATAACCATTAGATACTTTTAAATATCCAGCGTTATCATAATATAATGACTTTCCTACTGTTAATCCATTTCCATCATTATTGTTAAAGAAAACACTTCCTGTATTAGGGTATGTTTCTACTTTAATTTCATGAGTAAAGAAAGCACCAAATCCATCAATTCCTGAAATTGTTTGGCCATAGCTTCCAGAAGCAGCATAAGATGAGGTTAATTCATTTAGTAAATTTTTAGCTTCAGCATTAGCTAATGCTTGAGAACCTGTTGTGATAATTGTACCTTCAGGTATTTCAACTGTTACTGTTAAAGGATAAGTTAATAAATCACCGCCTTTATTTAATGGTGTAAAAGTAGCTGTTTGAGTTGTATTGATATTAGTACTACTTACAGTATCAGGTTTACCTGAGCAATATGGTAAAATTGCTAATTTAGTAAAGTCAGATAATACAGAACCAGAATCAGGTTGGTCTGCTTTAAGAGAATATGCTAAACCTTTTTTTATTGGATCGTTTTGAATTAAAGCATTTGTTGAATAAGATAATTCTTTATTTGCTATTGTTCCTCCGGTTTGATTATAAAAATATATACCATCACAGTAGTATTCAGATGAATATGTAGATAATGTTGTATTTTTAAATAACCTAGTTCCATTATTTAGATAAGGGGTGTTTGCATATCTATATCTAAATTTTATAGGAGGTTCTTCAAAAACAGCTTTAGTAGGTTTAAATAATTTTACAATTAATATTATTATTATAATTATTATTACTACAACAACAATTGGTATTCCACCTGGTAGAGCTCCTCCTGTAAAAAATCCTTTAAAGGAAATTGTTTTTGTTCCTTCAACCATTGTTCTAGTATAAAAGCCATCAGCTTTAGCCCATATATTTCCTATTTTTTGTAAAAGGGTTGTAGCGTTTGTTGTATTAGTAGAAGTCCAAACAGAATTTTGAGCAATAGAAGCACCTAACCACACTAACCATCCCCAAGGTTCATAATCAAATTTTACAAATCCTTTAAATCCATTAGTAAATCCTTGACTTAATTTAGACATAGCATGGGTAGATCCAGCAACAGTATGAGATGTTCTATTTTGAAAATCAAATTGAGTAAAGTAATCAGCAGAAGCTTGTTGGGTAGGAGCAACCCCCATATAATATCTATATGAAGATGGTTGAACAATATTTGCAGAAGGAATAATTTTTTTCAATTTACCTACAGCTGGCATTTCAGGAAAAACAAAATTATCAGTTGCTAAAACACCATCATCTCTATTTAACCAAGCTTTAGGGCCAATAGTTTTAGTATAAGTTTTAGTATCACCAAAAGCCCACCATTTGATACATTCAAAATAGTATTTAGTACCAAATGATCTTTCTAATTCACCCCCAACTTTATATACATTACCATTATAACCATAATAATATGGATATGCTGGGTGGCTAAAATTAGCAGCAGAATATACTTCAGTGTCTGTTGTCCAAGATCCTATTGGGGTATATGAATATAAATAAGTTTGAAGAGCAGGACTATTAAGGGCATCATATGCTGAATAAGCATGAAGTCCCATTAAGTATTTATATAAAGGTCCTACATCGTTACAATTATATTGTAAATTTATTGTTATATTTGATGGTGGAGTACCTTTTTTTCCTATGATAAAATTTATAGGTAATGTTGAATCTTTGGTAAGAGCATTAACTATAACATATAATCTTGTAGTTACACCCGGAGTTAATTTGATATATTCTCCATTAAATACTGGTTTAAATAAACCGCTTAGTGTAGTGGAATATGTAAGTATAGTACTTTCACTATAAAAAGAAACACCAATAACATCTGTTGTTCCTGTTATTGTATAACTAATATCAAATGTTGCATATCCATAATTAGTATTACCTAAATTTAATTGTCTAGTTTTATTTGCCCATTTAATGTTACTAACATTGTTAATTCCAAGACTTTGAGCAAGCGTTACCCCACCAACAGGACTACTAGAAGTAAAATCAGCTGGGGTAATTACTATATTTGTTGAATGAGTTAAGGGCATATACTATTTATAAATATTTTAACATGTTAGAGTAACGTCTGAGCAATACCCATTTGCAGTTCTAGTTTGTACTGGGTTACCGGATACATAATATATTGGTGTAGATGTTTCGACACCTGTTAATTTATAATACCCTGTAGGAACTAATGTAGTTAAGTTTGCATCACTATACCAATTAATACCAGCATAGTTAGAACCTGTAAGAGCATATGCATCAAAATATACACTTGATGTAACAGCACAAGCATCACAAGCTACTGTTCCTATTGGATCTGAGTTATAGTAACAGAATGAACCAGAAATTATATTTTTATCAATTATAGCATAAAATATACTTCCTGTATTTGTTAGTGGAATTTGAATAGTACTAGCTGTTTCAAAAATACCTGCTGTACTACCTGAAGTAAATGACCATCCTAAGAATGTAGAACCACTAGTAACTAGAGCAGAAACGCTTACTAAACTACCCTTACTTCCTGTTACTCTATAGCTAGTTCCTCTATTTTGAGATCCTAATACAGGTAATGCTGGGTAGTATATATTACCTGTTGCTGTATTAGTTAATGGTGCTATTACAAAAGTTACATCTAATGGCACACAATCATATATTGGTTGTAAATACACTGTATTGCTTCCATCAGAAATAGCAGGGTAATAAATACTTTGAGTTGGTACAGTTTGAATCCAAGCCCAAGTATATGTTGCTGGATTAATTTCGTAATATATACCACTACTAAATCCACTACCTGATGGAGTCCATATTGGATTACCATTTACATCTTGAACAAAACTAGCTGAATATCCATAAGGGCCTGTAGAATAACTAGCAGTAAAGTAAAAAGATGCTAGATTTAATGATGGATTAGCATTACAAGAAGCAGTGGCATATGCCGGTATTACAGATCCTGTAGGGAATAATCTTAGGAAATCAAAAGATCCTGTTGGTGGAGTACAAAATACAGCAATAGATATATCATCTTCTACTGGTGATATTGGATCAGCATTACCGTATTCAACAGAAATAGAATATGGAGCATAAGCAGCCGAATATGTAAAGTAAATATTTCCATCAGGAGATGTATTTAAATAACTTCCCCAAGGTCCTGCATAAGCTGCTTCACCTGCCCATACTGAGCTTGTAAAGAATCCATTATTGTTATATATGTTAACTCTATTAGGTCTTGTAGATACATTGTAATTAACTCTAATTGCTGTTCCATCATCTAAATTACAAATATCAACTGCTGGATATTCTCCATATAATATACTACCGGTTGTTAATGTAAATCCTTCTCCACAATTGTAACATACTTCAGGAACATCTATTGGGAGTGTAGAGCCAGAGATTACATATGTTTTACCAGCTCCATAAGTTACAGCTTGACTAAAGTTTTGGGTTCCACTACCACTGTAATAATTGTTTATAGTATTATATATTAAAGTTCCATCTTCATATACTAATAAGTTAGCACTTCCTGTTTTATAAGGTCCCCAGAAATTATAAGGTGTTGCTTCAGCAGCCTCAAGAGTAACATTATTACTTGTTCCTGCCGGTACAGTAGTTGAGAAATCACCTGAGAAGTAATATGCTACTCCATTTACTGTTAGATTGGCATCTAAGAATGTTGTTGGTGATGCATTATATTCTTCTAAATGGATATTAACAGTTGCTGGTATAGCAGTTGGAGCAGCAGTTGTAGGCGCAGCCGTTGTTGGTGATGCTGTTGGAGCAGCAGTAGTTGGAGCCGCCGTCGTTGGTGCTGCTGTTGTAGGGGCAGCAGTTGGAGCAGCAGTAGTTGGAGCAGCAGTAGTTGGAGCAGCAGTAGTTGGAGCAGCAGTAGTTGGAGCAGCAGTTGTCGGTGCTGCCGTTGTAGGAGCAGCCGTTGTTGGAGCAGCAGTCGTTGGAGCAGCAGTTGTCGGTGCTGCCGTTGTAGGAGCAGCCGTTGTTGGAGCAGCAGTCGTTGGAGCAGCAGTTGTCGGTGCTGCCGTTGTCGGTGCTGCCGTTGTAGGAGCAGCCGTTGTTGGTGCTGCTGTTGTCGGTGCTGCCGTTGTAGGAGCAGCCGTTGTTGGAGCAGCAGTCGTTGGAGCAGCAGTTGTCGGTGCTGCCGTTGTTGGAGCAGCAGTCGTTGG